GCTCAACTGATGTCTACTGCACATCGTGTATTAGACGGCGAACACTATTACGGTAAGACTGCGAATGGTCGTAAGATTGCACGTTGGAAACATCCGACACTTGACAATCAACTCTACAAGGCATCGCATGTCAATCACCCGTCAAACATTTGGGTGCGTGAGTCTGATGAGAACTACTTCTGGTTGTATCGTCACTTTCGTGGTGCGTGTAAAGAATACACACATCGGTATGGAAAATATCACTTGACAGATACTCGTTTATCTGATACACTACTCAACATACCTAAGAACATCCCCAAAGTGGGATTGACTAAGTTTGCACAGGCCATGCCTGACTATTGCAAACGCGAAGACCCAGTAGATGCATATCGTGTCTACTATATAAATGAAAAGAAGTCCTTTGCGAAATGGACTAATCGTGAAAAACCTACTTGGTGGAAGGAGACTAAATATGTCGCGTAAGAAAAAGGTTTGTGAAGATTTGTTTGAGGGTGATTACGATAACCGTGATGTTCTCTATTGGAATGATACCAAAGATTACTTTGATGAAATTGGTATCACTGACGCATACAAAGATACTGTGGGGTATGACAATGACTGGAACTAAATTTGAATATGAAAATGTGGTGGATACACTGCGTGATGGCATCGTAAAACTTTCATTCGTGAAAGTGAAGGACGGTCAAGTTCGCAACATGCGAGCAACTCTGAATGAGAAGTTCATTCCTGATGCACAGAAACCGACTACCGAAGTCAAGAAGAACGAAGAAACTGTTCGTGTCTATGACCTTGATGTAGAAGGTTGGCGTTCATTCCGTATCAACACCTTGCAAACGTTTGACCCGATTGTATAATGGCTCGCGGGAAGAGAAGTGATGGTCGTATGGGAGTTCACGAGTCTATTCGTGACTTGCCCGAAGACCATTACTTACACTGGAAGAAAGTTAAACAGTGGATAAAGTCCTGCGAGGTTGAACTTCGTGGTATGCGTCATCTCAAGAAATCCACAGTGTGGAAAGAACGAGCTGAATACAAAGACCTTGAGGTTTACATATATAACATGAAACGATACCTCACATCAGGGGTATGGTTGGATTTTCGTTACGGTGAAGACCGCGAAAACAAAATCAAGTATCGTTGTCTTGCAAAAGCATATGATGATGATGGTGAAGTGAAACGCACAGTCGGCGTCTGGTATGATGATGTCGGTATGTGGACTAGGGAGTTGCAAGAAGAATATGAAAGTTGATTTGATTGTAGGCGGTGTTGATTCCAATGATGGCGAGGCAAACTTTCTGAATAAGAAAAAGTTCTCTCGCATGATTGAAGATGCCGTCAAGAAAAAAAGTCTATCCTATATGGATGCAGTTATCCACTTGTGTGATGATAACTCGATTGAGATTGATGACGTGAAGAAATATCTGTCCACGTCTATCAAAGAGAGAATTGAGATGGAAGCGATGAACCTCAATTATCTCGACAAGGGCGACTCAAAAACTTTGCCCGAATAAATAAAAAGTATTGACAAACTTGTTATATTATGATACTATACAAATACACTGAATACAAAGATATACGGAGAATACAAAATGTCCTTTGCTAATCTAAAATCTAATCGTCCAGACATTTCCAAACTGGCAGCTGCTGCCCAAGAAATGTCGGGAACGAAACAAACCCAAAATAAATACGAGGATACTCGTTTCTGGAAACCGACTGTTGATGAAGCAGGTAATGGTTATGCGGAAATTCGTTTCTTGCCTGCTACCGAAGGTCAGGAACTTCCTTGGGTTCGTTACTTCGACCACTTCTTCAAAGGCCCGACTGGTCAATGGTATGTCGAAAAATCACTGACAACTCTGGGTAACAATGACCCTGTGTCAGAATATAATTCCCGTCTGTGGAATTCTGGTATTGATGAAGATAAAGAGATTGCGCGTAAACAGAAACGCCGTCTTCATCATGTGTCCAACATCGTAGTCATTAGTGACCCTGCAAATCCTCAGAATGAGGGTAAGGTCTTCCTGTATGACTATGGTAAGAAAATCTTTGACAAGATTATGGATAAGATGCAACCTGAGTTCCCAGGCGAAGAACCAATCAATCCGTTTGATTTCTGGAACGGTGCGAACTTCCAGTTGAAGATTCGTAATGTTGCTGGTTATCGTAACTATGATAAGTCAGAGTTCAAATCACCTTCTGCACTGTATGAAGCTGATGAGACTAAACTCGAAGCTACATATAACTCAATGCATGAAGTGACAGAGTTCACTGACCCGTCAAGTTACAAATCCTATGAAGAGTTGAAGGCACGTCTGGAAACTGTTCTGGGTCAATCCACTGGTGCTGGTGCAACAGTAAAGAATGAATCACTCGCACAGACCGCAGAGGCAGTATCGCCGAAAGCGGCTGAACCGCAAGTTATTCAGTCTGCACCTGAACCCGAAATCGTTGCGTCAACTGATGATGATGACGATACGCTGTCATACTTTGCTAAGTTGGCTGCGGAAGACTAATAGGTAAAGGTAGTATGTCCTCGATGGAGAAAGACTCTTTGAGTAGATAACAGCATCTAAAAAGACTACCAAATACAGTAACGGGGAGAGGCTTTCGAGTCTCTCCCCAACTTTATTGAACAACTCTATCTAGATTGTCTGTCGCTGGTGCTGGTTCACCGATGAATGATTGTGTCTGAGTTACATTGGTTGATGCATCGGTTACAACTGTTGATGATGATTGTCCACCAAGGAAACCGTTATCACGCATCGCTTGATTATCAGATGCTTGAGAGTTGATATCACTACCCGATGTGTTAGGTGGTGTAATTCCTGCCGCACCTTCACCCATAACTCTACTGAATGCTTCCATAGGGCCTTCACCGCCAGGAGCCAGTGCGGATACTGCCGCTTTTGCTGCAGGGAAGATATTTGAGAACATTGACCCAATCACTTCCAAACCTTTCATGATACTACCGAAGATGGTATCAAAAATGTTTTCAAAAGAAAAACTATCTAGTTGTGCTTTGACGTTTTCAAAACCGAAGAACCCTGCAACGTATCCGATTGCACTTTTTAACAAGTCGAGTGGTAATGCAATCAACCCTTTCGCGATACCATTCACTGCACCCAAGATACCACCAATAATTCCACCCTCTTCAAACCCTGAAACTGCACCTTTGATTGCATCAAAGATTGTCATGACAACAGTCAGTGGGAAGAAGATTACACGCCCCAGAGTTCGGAATACACCAAGAACGGGGCCCAGTGCGGTTGCAAGACTACGGAACAATCCACCAACTCGTGAGAAGAAACCTGTAGTTGTTTTTGCGGTATCGGCTGCTTGCTCCGCAACTCTACCAAATCCAAGTAGACCTCTTACACTATTACCCAGTGAACGAACACCGTCAGTAAAACTACGAATTTCTGGAATGTTTGCGATTGCTCTTGGGATATCTGCGAGTGTTCCTAGAACTGCACCAAGTCTACCTGATACAGTTTTGAAATCTTTAATTCTGCCATCTGTAACTTTACCGAACTCGATAATCTGTTTGTTGAAACCAAGAGTAAAGTTACCTAGAACACGACTTGCGACTGTTCTTACACTTTGACCGACATTAGACAGACCTCTACCGAAGTCATCAAAGATTTCAAAGATTGCGAGAAACGGGCCACGAGGGAAACTTGGTGGTCGGAAACCTCTTACAGTATTAAAGAGACCTTTGAACTTATCAAGTAAGTTTATATTGATGTCTGTAAATATTGCCTGAAGTGGTCTAATAAGAGACAGACGAAATAGACCACGAAGACCTCTGAGAACTACTGTAACCGCATCTCTAAAACCGTCAACAAAACCTACCAACAATGCACCACCAGCCGCGAGAACACCAGCAATAACCGCCAAGAAACCAAACCCACCACCATCTTCAGTGGTCATTCTCTGTAGTGGAGCAGTCTGTGTTTCTGACGTTCTCTGTGCGTCCCTTTGTGCTTCCAGTTCATCCAACTGTTGACGTTTCAACATCTGGAAATACTCTGAGAACGTTTTATTCAGAGTGATAATCTGAGACGTATTTTTCTGCGTCTCTTCTCTGTTCATCGCGTTCTCTTCGCGAACTGTGAAAATCAGTTGTTGTATTGTTGCGTCTGCCATTACATTCTCATTTGTTGTTCTTGTTTACGCAATCGGTCTTCTTCTTCCTTCAGATGTTCTTTCAACATTGATAAGTAAACTTCTCTCTCCCACGGTAACATAAATTCTAAATCTGCCAGTGAATATTTGAAATGTTGCATCAGTGCAAAGTTGGTTTCAAAATGGTTCACCAGATTGTCATGCGAGAGACATACTAAAAAAAATCTTGAAGGCCCTCCAGTGTTACTTTATTCTCGTGTCCGCACTTACATGTGAACTCGACATCTTTTTTCAGTCGTGGGATTGCCTGTAGATATTCCCCGACTTTCTTAAACTGTGTATTCGTCATCGAATCAATAAACTCATCAAGTTCCTGTTTCGATGTATCCTTAGTATCAAAACGTTCTTCTTCAGTAAGAATCGCTGCGATACAGTTTGACATCATAAGAAGACCAAACTCAGTCTCGTTGATATCTTCACGATAATTGTCTACGAAAGTGTTATATGATGGATAACGCATCTCGATAGAAACAGATGGTGTCAGTTCGATAATGTTGTTGGTCTCTTTACCTTCAACGGTCAACTCTGAGAGATTGACTTCACATTCATTCATCTCTTCACAGTCAAGTGCCTGGCACTTTACATTTACTGTTGATGTCTCACCAACAGACTTGGAACGAATTTGTGTGAACATATATTCAACATCAAATGTCGTAAGTTGTGATGGTGTGATATCATCAAACACACATGCAACGATTGTGTCAACCATTGCTCTCATTGCTTGTTTCTGGTCTTGCGACTCAAAAGCCATCAAAAGAATTTTCTCTTCTTTTACCAGATACGGTCTGTAGGTTACCAAAGTCTTAGATGATGGAATCTCCATCTCATACTTAATAGACTCATTTAACTTAGGTAATGCCATAATTTACTCCAATTAATCCAATACTCTTCTAATCAATTCACCTGTTAGTCCTTCAACCAGACCACTGGTGATTTCGCCTTGTTTGGTGCGCCAGTCTTTGTATGACAATTGAACTGACACTTCCATAACATCTTGTGTGTCGTTATTTAGTGCGATTTCATTCAAGGTTGTTGGGTATGCTTGTTCCAAAACACATGAGTATGCAATCTGGTCACCAAAGATACCGTTCAAATCAATCTCACCCTGTGCAAGGTCGAGAGGGCCAATACGAGGAAGACGGTTACGAATCCCACTAGGAATCTTACCCGCATCAAAAATCTCACGTTTCTTGATTGGGAATGATACACCCTTTTTCAATTGTTGGATGACTACAGGTTTGGTGTAATCCATATAGTAACCAATCTCTTTTGTCTCACTGTTATGCGCGAGGTTCTGCCATGTTTCGAAATATCTACGGACACCATAGTCGTTCATGCAATAGAATGTCATGTTTAGGTCAGCAGTCGCATAACCATTTGCAACCTTCGTAAGAGTTGTCCCAACAGTATGGTCTACCGATGTAATCTGTCTGCCTGGAATCGCAGTCGCACGACACAACATGTCCAGCTCTCTTGGGTCATTACCACCCAGAGGTGCGCCATCGATACGAGGTAGTTGAACACGAAAAAGGTTCTGTGATGCAAATCCACCACCTCTACTTACTTGCGCTCTAAAGTCGTCTACGCGAAATACCATTATCCTATCATCCGTCTTGAATCTGAGAACACTTTGGAAGAGTTTCTCTTACGGAAGTCTGCGGTTGGTAGGAAGGTTGCGATTTCCCATTCTGGTGCTTGAACTTCTGCGAACTGACTTCTTACATGGTCATTCAGATAGTGTTTGAAACATGGTTTGAAATACTTGAACTTACTTGCAGACTGCAATCTCTTGTAGGTGATGTTGAACTTCGCATCATCACTTGTCTTACTGGATTGAATGTCCAATAGAGAATCAAGGAACTTCGCACGAAGAAGTGGTGGCAGATAGTGAAGGTTCAATCCATAGAACCCACCTTCCGCAGGCCCGACCACAATCACAAGAGGGAATGCATCATAGTATGGCAGTTCCTCTTTACCCTTTGGGTCATAGAAAAACATCTGCATTGAACCGATGATTTGTCTTTTACCACGACTCAGTTCCTTCTCCTTCATCAATGCTTCACGATTGATTGAACGGAGATTCGCTGCCTTTTTACGAAACCACTCACGCGATTCCTTGGTGCGTGGTGTAATACCAGCACGGAACGCTTGCAGTTCCAGTCTTTGAAATAAGTTACTCATACGTCTATTTATAACGTTTTGAGTATGGTTTTAGAGGTTTTGTTGATTTTGGTATCATTGATTTGAGTGGTTCGGTCTTCTCCGTCCATATAACAAAGTGCCAACCACGGTCTTTCGCATATTCGTTGGCTGCCTTCCACTTATTCATGTTCTTGACATAGGTTAGACTTTCAGAGATGTATCGTTTTGTCCTGCGTTGTCCTTCAGGTGGACGTGTCTGTGCGTCTGGTTTTATCTCAACCAGAAAGACTTTACCGTCCTTCATCTTGATTTTCAAGTCCATAAAGTAACGATGATACTTGCGGTCAACCTCATATAGATATGGGATGACTACTTCTTCGCTCGACCACTCAACTACATTCGCGTTAGTATCACACCACTTGAATGCATGTTTCTCCCAAAGAGACCGATAGATGACGTTTGTATAGTCACCCTTATACTTCTTTGGATTTTTCGGTTTATATCGTCCAGAATATGCCATGAAACCTTATAAATAGAAAAGAATTATTTTTATTTAGTGGATTCACAAATGGCATTAACACCAAAAGAACAAAGTGAGCGTAAGGGTAGACTTCAGTATCCTATCGAAAACTCAGGTGACTACAAAGGTCGTATCAGGTTCGGAATCATAGAAGAACCCCAAGCGGATTTGAGTAAGATTGTTTCCGAAACAAAAGATGTTGGTAAGGAGGCTTTAGAGACGATTACCAATGCTGGTGGTAATAACGCGACCAATGGAGAACAAAAGAAATCCATTATGCAACAGTTTAACGGAACTATTAACGAAGCTTTCAAACCTAAAACGCCTGGCCCAGTAAAGAGAGAGGTAAGTCTATATCTCCCAGTTGGTCTTCAGTTTCGTGATAATGTTGGGTATGAAAATGCAGACCTTCTGTCAGGTAATGTTGCATCAGGTGCAGCTGCTGCACAACTTCTTAGTGGTTCGGGCGGGACTAGTGAAGCAAAACTCGCACTTCTAAGTTTGTCACAGAAAAACCAAGGTGCTGCAACTCTTGCGAGAGCTGGTGGTAGAGTCACCTCAAATCCGAACACTCGTGCGTTGTTTAAGAGTGTTAATCTCCGCGAATTTGCCTTTACTTTTAAGTTTGTTCCAAAGTCGCGTAAAGAGGCAGAAGAGGTAAAACAAATTATTCAGATGTTCCGTGAGGAATTGTATCCAGAAAGTATCCCTGCAAATGTTGCGGGAACAGAAATTTCGATTGGTTATAAATTTCCAAACAGATTTCAGATTGAGATTGAATACGATGGTCAAAGGATTGCAAATAAAATTCTTCCGTGTTATCTGCGCGATGTAAGCACATCGTATAACCCAACCACGATGGCGATGCACGAAGATGGTAACTTTAGTGAGATTGATTTGTCATTGTCATTTACAGAATCAAGAACTCTTGACAAAAAAGATATCGCAGAAGGTGGGTTCTAATGAGTAACTATTTTAAGAATTTTGGTATTGTCGCATATAATTTCGGTGACAATGAGAATCCAGTGTTGTTCAATAACCTAACAGCATATGTTGATATCATTGACCAAGTAAAAGAGAATGTTTCTTTTTATAACAAGTATACAATCCAAGCGGGCGATAGACCAGACACACTCTCATACAAACTCTATGGAACAACAGATTACTACTGGACATTCTATCTTCTCAATGACCATGTGCGTCTCTCTGGTTGGCCTATTCCTTCATATGATATTTTGAGTGTATCGAAAGAGAAGTATCCATACAGAACTGTAACAACCAACACAAGTCTGACAGGTATCTTTCCAAAGGGTCAAAGTGTTCGTGGTATCAGTAGTGATACTACAGGAACAGTTGTTACCAAGATTCCAGAACTGGGTCAGGTTGTTATCAATACAGGTGGAGATGCATTCCAAAGCAGTGAACTTATCAGTTACACCGATGCAGAAGGTAACATTCAACAGTTGACCGCAATTGCAGAGAGTGAACAATACAATGCAGTTCACCACTACGAGGATGCGGATGGAGTGACTCAGGATGTGACTCTGTTTGACTTTGGTAATCCAGGCGCATCACTGACTCCAATCACATATAGGAACAGACTTGAAAGAAGAAACGATGAATTGAAAGAAATCATCGTCTTGAAAGAAGATGTTATCGCAAGTGTTGCGGGCGAATTCTTCAAGTTCCATCAACAGGAATCGTAATGGCATCGAACACATCTCAATCTCAACAGTATAAGATTACTGAAGCCGTTATATCTGCGGATAGATTTCTTTCGGCGGAATATGATGTTAGGACTTCTATTGTTGAATTGAATATTTTTGAAACTCTCGATAAACCATACATCACGGGTCAATTGGTAATCGTTGATGATAAAGGTCTATTTGACTTCATTAACTTTAATGGGACAGAACGTCTGAAGATTACTATCGCATCTGTTACCAATGACCTCGAACCTGTTATGGAACGTGGGTTTATTATGACTGGTGTAGAACAATCTCGAAAGGCAAACGAGAGTGGTCGCACAAGTGTTCTTACAATAACATTGATGGATGAACATGCATTCTACTCTCGTTCTAAAAGAGTGAGTAAATCATTCCGTGGTAAGATTGATGATATCATTGTCAAACTAATCGCAAGTGAAATGGAAAAGGACGTTGACCTGTCATATTCACAGGGGATTAGTCCAGTTCAACAAAACATCAAAGGTATCATTCCAAATCTGAATCCGATTGATGCAGCTATATGGTTGACTAAACGTGCAAGCACAATCAATGGTTGTCCGTATTTTATCTACGGTTCAATGCACGACAATAATGTTCGTTTCGGTAATCTCGAAGTTATGTTGAGACAAGATGCATTCAATGAAAAGATTCCGTTCACATATAACCCTGCAAACCTTGCAACTGCTGAACAACAAGACGACTCCGTAAAATCTTTCATTGTTAAGAATATGAAAACGGCCAAGATGTCAAACACACTCAAGTTGATTGAACAGGGGTTGGTTGGTTCTGAATATGCAAATACGAACTTGAATACAGGTCAAATCTTTCGTCAACATCACAGTGCAAAAAAGACTCTTGATAAATTAGAACAGTCACAAATCATCGGTGATAAACAGAATGTTTTTGATGAGGATATGACAATTGGTTCAAACAATCCTAGAAAACTTGACGAGATTAATTCAGTGAACTTCCACACAATCTCATCAACTGGCAGTTATGAGAGACATAAGAGTTATCATGACGAACATGATGAAACTCGTTTCAAGAAGAAGGTTGAAACTAACACTCTCAAAGGACTTCTATATAAGAATATGTTCAATGTTCTTGTGCCAGGCGTTGGTCTGATTGTTGCGAAAGCTGGTGTTGGTGATATCGTAAATCTTAGAGTTGTGAATGACAATACTGAAATCGGTGAGGGTTCTACATCAGACACTATGTTGGACAAGAACAAGTCAGGTGATTTCTTGATTTATGAGACCCGTCATATCTTCTCAGGAACAACCCACGATGTATCGATGAATGTATGTAAACTGGAGAGAGATGCATGAACCCTATTCTTTCCGAATACTATGGTGACAATACCAGATGGTTTATTGCGACTGTTGTTGACAACATGGCCCCGCATGGTTATGAAGGTCGTTTCAAGATTCGTATTCACGGTCTTCACTCAGAGTCAACCAAAGACATCTCACAACACGACCTTCCGTGGGCGCAGTGTGTATTGCCGACCACAGAGGGTGGTGTTTCAGGTATTGGTAGAATGCCTCAACTTGCACCAAATGCATTGGTGTTTGGATTCTTCATGGATGGTGTTCACTCACAGACTCCAATCATTCTTGGGTCGATTCCGCATATTGAACTTCCAACACAGATTCAGGTAGGTCAACCAGAGAAAGGTCTATTGAACGAACATCCCGAAGACTTCTTTACAAAGATTATCGATAAAACAACGCCTGATGATATTGGTATTGAAAACGAGAACACAGGAACTATCTCTGTTTCATTGAAGAATCAAAGACAGAAAGTATCGGTTCAGTTCTTTCTCAATCTGGGATACTCAATCAAACAATCAATAGGTATTGTTTCTAGTCTAACGTTTGCATCTAATATGGAAACAGGTTTCTCGGCTGAACACCAAGGACTTGGAGACTGGCCTAGGAATAGAATCATTGACCTAAAATCATTCTCAAATGATTACACAACCTTCTTTACCCAACATGCGTTTATTGCATACGAGACGAGAGGAACACAACATGCCGCGAATGTTAGACTATTGCAGTCTGATAGTATTGAGGGTGAGAACGGGACATGTAATATCTTCAGTAAATACTATCTGAAGAAGATAAATGCAAGTTTTGTAAGTAACGCAGAAGATATCGCAAGAGACTTGGTGGACAGAATATGACGTTAAGAAAAGGTGACCTAGATGTCAGACTTGCAGCCATCCGTAGACAAGAAGTCGAAGCGGATGCGGTAGGCACAACGACAGAAGAAGAAATCTATGCAAAGACTGTAACCAGAGTCGGTCAAAAAGATGATGAAACTCTAGGTGGTGTAAAGAGTCTTGGTAAAGAATCGATTACTCCAAACGAAGTTATTGATAATACATCTGTTGCACAAGTAACAGATGATGTGGGTATTCAGGGATTCTTCTCTCCACCAAATGTAAAAGAAGCGATTGGTCTTCTAAGTAACAAAAAGAAGTCTGGTATTGTTGCGGTCAGTGCTGGTGGGCCTTCATCGGTAGTCAATGCACAAATCCTCGCAACCGCAAGGGCACAGAAAACCGCAAACGATATTTCCACATTCGCAAATGATGAGTCAAGTGACTCCTCTGTTGGTGGTATGAATATTCCTACCAACATTCGGTTTGGAACAGATAGAAACAATACGGTCAAAAATATCAGTGGAGTATCTTCATTGAGTGGTCAACCAGAAGTTGATAACGTTTCTAATGAAACTGGCGTATCTGGTCTATCTCCAAAACAAACCAAAGTTCTGAATGCACTTACTGCATTTGCGACAATTGATGCATTGTCTAAAACAAATCTATCTGACCTAACAGGTGTCGTGACAGACTTTACGAATGATGTTGAAGTAATCTTCGATAGAATCTCTACACCATTTGAGAATGGTATGGGTGGTTTTCTTCAGAATGTTGGGGAAAGTATCACTGGTGCTGGTAAAGCATTTCTAAGAAGCATTGTGTCTGGCGGCATTTCTTTGAACGAAGAAGAGTCAAGGACAATCTTTGAACAGAATGAAACTGGTGACCCAACCGAAAAAACTAAGGCTGTCAAAACAATTGTTGGTAAGTCTGGTAATGTCACAGCTCAAATGAAAGGTGTTATCGCGAACACTAAAGCAGACTCACCAAAAGAGTTGTCTAACAAGGTAACAACGGCCGCACAAGAACAGGGTGTTCCAGCAAAAGATATTACAGATGCGATAAACGAAATCAATACGGTTGATAGTAAACTGTCGCAACTTGATACGACAATCGGTGGGTCGGTAGTTGTATCATCAAGTCTGTTTGCAGAACCAGAACCACTGACATCTACACAGAACAAATGGAATGGCAAGACAACTCCCCAAGATGCATTCACCTTTGTTTCTTCGGTAGAAGAACTTGATGCAGACTTTGCGACTATTCAGAGAGATGTGACCGAAGTTGTGATTCACGCCACAGAAACTTATTCTAATAAGAACATCGGTTCACCAGAGATTCATGATATTCACAATGAGTTGGGTCATGATGGTATTGGTTTCCACTATGTAATCCGTAGAGATGGGACACTACAACGTGGTAGACCAATCAACCAAAAGGGTGAACATGCATCCGTGAATGGTCACGACGATTTCTCAATCGGTATTGTGATGGTTGGTGGTATCAAAGCTCCGGCGGGTCAAGAGAATCCTTTGACCTATCTGTCACCACACTCATTCAGTCGCGCACAGTTCACAACACTTGAGAAGTTCCTTGCATCTTACTATCGTAAGTTCCCAGGCGGTCAGGTGTTTGGTCACAACGACATTGACATCGATGAACTTGACCCATACTTTGATGTGCCTGATTATATCGATTCTGTATTCAGAAAAAGTAACAAAACAACTGACCCGTTAAATAAAGGGCCACTCAAACCTTCGGAAATAGTATGACTACGAAAAAAGATAACTTTAATGAACGTGTAGGAAGACTTGGTTCTGGTCAGGAAGAGAGTCGGGGTGTTCCTAACAATGGTATGCAAGACCCAACAGGTGCAATGCCAAAGAGAGAGTATCACTACGATGTCTCAATCAACAAAGCTGCACGAGGAACAAAGGTAAACACACTCTACACAGGTGGGGGTGACTTTGGTGTTCCACTGAATATTGCACCACAGAGACCATCCGAATATCCTTGTAACCAAGTTCAGGAAACAATGGGTGGTCATGTCATCGAACTTGATGATACGCCAGGCGGTGAACGTGTTCTTATTCGTCATCGCAAGGGTGCGGGTGTTGAGATGCGAGCTGATGGTTCGGTTGTTATCTCTGCATTGAACAACAAGGTTGAGGTTACAGGTGGTGACCAAACTGTTATCATCGAGGGTAACGGTAATCTTGTATATAATGGTAATCTGAATCTCAAGGTGTCAGGTGACTATAATGTGGATGTGGGTGGTAACTATAATGTCAACGTTGCGGGTAACCACGTTGAGAACATCGAACAGAATCACAGAACGATTGTAACAGAGAACTCTCAGTATACGACCAAAGGTTCTAAGACAACTAAAACAATCGGAACACACACCGATATCATGTTGTCAGATAACAACCAGATTGTCAAGGGTAATCAACAAAATACTGTTGAGGGTAACATCGAAGTTCAATCCGAAGCGAACATCTTTACATCTGGTAAAGAGTCATTTGCGGTTACATCTAAAGTATCAAACATCACTGGTATCAACAATATCTCCGTTTGGGGTCAGAAGGGTGTTATCGGTGGTGAGAATGTAGAGGTGACCGCAAAAGCATATATGGGTTATAAAGGTGCAACCGAAGCTGCATCGGGTGCAATCTTCTATGGAACATTCAAGGGTGTTGCGACTGAAGCGATTCGTTCTGTCAATGCTGATGTCGCAAAGTTTGCAGAAGAAGCTGACCTCGCAAACTCACAATCTTATGGAGAGGCTGCAACATCGGGAAGTCTCGATGGTTCTACTGCAACAGAGACATCACTGACCCAAGAATCAATCTCCAGTTCACTTGACGCAATCACCGCAGACACAGTTGTGAACCATGGAACGAGTGGTGACTATGCAGTTCGCACAGTTGTGGTCGATGCAGAAGACCAGTTGAAACTCAAGATTCTTTTGACCGATAACTATAAGGATGTATTCGCAAAGACTCCTACGACCCAAGAGATTCGTTCCGCATTTAGAAACAGTGCAAACATAAACTCTATTGGTGGTGTCCTTGTATCAGAAGGTAGACTGAATCCAAGATATAAGAGTAAAGTCCCACCGAAGATTGGTAGAACTTCTAAGAAGACACCTTCATCCAGATTCGGTTTCGAACCACTTGGTAATGCACTTGAGAACAGAGGTAAGAGATTTACACCATGATTATTCTAGTTGACCCAGTATACAATCCAGAGTTACAGTCAGAGATTACCTCTGCGACTAAACTCGCGCCAGGTATTACGATGGCAAAGTTCCTTGGTGCATATGGTGACCGAACACCGTTCAATCATGTTGCAACTGAATCGGAACGTAAACAGATTGCACGAAACCTGTATATGCACGCCGAAGCCATGAGAACAATCATCGGTAACACCTCTCACTTCAATGACATTCGTTTGGTTGTATCAGAAGGCATCTATGACCTTCAGACTCCAGATGAGAGTAATGAAACGATGAAGAAGAAGTCAGATGGTCGTCTGGTTTACTATCAAGTCGTAGGTCAGAATGGTAAGATTGACTTTGAGAAGACCTTTGATGTTGCAGAATACTGGAAAGACTACATCAACTTTGGTGCAATCTATCTGGATTGTGACTCATATAATCCTGACGCGAGTCTGACAGGACAGATTGGTCTGGAGTTTCCAACAGTGCCATCTACCTTTGATATCTCATTTTCAAAGAAAGTCGAAACGTATTTCAACAATAATCTGATGAGTTCAAATGAACTTGTCGAAATCAGAGAAACTGACTAAAAAGTCTTATAAATAGTATCATGGCAACAAGAAGAGCATTTGCACAGGAAGATACCAATCTTAACACCGCATCGGTGACTACTAGTCGTGTGCGTGAGTATAAGGATATTGACCTGACTTTTGCGAAGAAACCAACCAGTGGTGAAATCTTTAAGAAGACTGATGCAGCTGCGGTTAAACAGGCAATCAAGACTTTAGTTTTGACTAATCTTCTTGAGAAACCTTTCAATCCTTTCTTCGGTGGGGATGTAAGGGGACAGTTATTTGAGTTGGCTGATAACAATAGTTCGGTTATTATTCGTGAGAATATTATCGACTCTATCGAAGCATTCGAACCAAGAGCAGAAGTTCTCGATTTACAAGTAACACTCCAACCAGACAACAATAGTCTGAATGTAACACTAAGATTCAAGGTTGTGAACACAGAGGAAGAAACAGAGTTCACGACATCATTATCAAGGTTGAGATAAGATGGCAACAACAATAAAATCCACAGCATTAGACTTTGATGCGATTAAGAATAATCTGAAAGAATATCTTGCTGCACAAGACGAGTTCGCAGATTATAACTTCGAAGCATCAGGTCTCTCGAATATTCTCGATGTTCTTGCACACAACTCACACTTTAATGGGTTGATTGCGAACTTCGCGTTGAATGAATCTTATCTTGGAACTGCACAACTTCGTAGTTCACTTGTTTCTCTCTCAGAAGGTATCGGTTACGTTCCAGACTCAAAGACATCATCCAAGGCTGTTGTCAAACTGTCAATGAATCTTAGTGGCGTTAGTGGTCGTCCAAACAAGATTCAGATTCCTTCGGGATATAAGTTCAACTCAACCGTTGACGAAACTGACTATGTATTCCAGACACAAGAAGATATTACTGCGACTGATGATGGTCAGGGTGTATATAACTTCAAGACTGCAACAGGTTCAGACAAGATTGACATCTTTGAGGGAACTGCAAGAGTTAAGACTTTCCTTGCAAGAATCGCATCAGAGAATGCTGTCTATGTTATTCCTGATGAGAATCTTGATATTGAGACTGCGGTTGTTCGTGTATTTGAAACACCTTCATCTTCTATATCTACGGTGTATACAGACCTTCAAAATGCAAACACAATCAACGCACAGTCAACATTGTTTATTCTGAAAGAAGCACCAAATGGTTACTTCGAACTCTCGTTTGGTAATGGTGTAACTCTGGGTCAAGCACCAAAAGAAGGCAGTAAAGTTACTATCGACTATCTGTCAGTGAATGGTGCGGCTGCCGATACTGCAAAGGTATTCGAACCACAGAGTCAAGTTACTGTATCAGGAACAGGGTATGATGTAACTGTCACCACACAAACCAATGCAATCGGTGGTGGCGACAAAGAAACCGAAGAGTCAATCAGAAAGAACGCACCATTCCAGTATGCATCTCAAAACAGAATGGTTACAGCTGTAGATTACTCCGCACTTGTTCTGAAGAACTTCTCAACTCTTATTAGTGATATTCAAGCATTTGGTGGCGAAGACGCGCTCGAACCAGAATACGGAACTGTATTCCTTTCTATTCTTTTCAATGATGATGTCGGAACAGACACTATCGCAACAACCAAACAGTCAATCATCGACCTTGCAAAACAACTATCGGTTGCATCATTCTCAATCAAGTTTGATGACCCAGTTGAAACATTTATTGAAACAGACGTGTTCTTCCAGTTCAATCAGAACTTGACAACACTCTCAAGAAACACAATCGCAGATAATGTCAGTGATGTGATTGATACATACTTTACGAATAAAACTGGTAAGTTCGGACAATCATTCAGACGTTCTAATATGTTATCAGATATTGATGACAACAATGTGGCGATTCTTTCGTCCCGTGCGAATATTCGTATGCAACGTAGATTTACTCCAACACTGACTGCGGTTCAGAATCATACTCTTAGATATGCAGCTGCGATTGCAGACCCAGATGATGAAAACTATATTGTTACATCAACATCTTTCCGTTTCAAAAACAAGAACTGTATCATTAGAAACAAACTAGGTTCTAAAAAACTGGAAGTATTTAACAACGATGACTCAGAGGTTCTTGTAGACAATGTTGGTGATTACAGTGATGATACAGTAAGAATTGTCGGTCTGCAAGTTGACACTATCAACGGTTCGGATTCATTCTTGAAACTGTCTGCGACTCCTGCAAACCAAAGTGCGGTTACACCGTTCAGAAACGATGTTGTCAAACATGACGCTGCACGTTCATTCTCTCGTATCGTAGATGTTGAGCCTGGAGTAACTAACTAATGTCACACGGAAAAGACGTTACACTCACTGACCTGAATCGCCGTGAAATCGATTTCCCAGAAAATCAGGTTAAGGAAGTTCTTCCAGAGTTCTTTCGCACAGAGTATCCGAAACTCATCACACTCCTTGACAAATACTATGAGTTTGAGGATAGTGACCAGTCTCCTTCGCGTCTTGTAAACGAACTTTTCTATAACCGCGACATCACTCAAGTAGATGTTGACCTTCTTTCTTATATTGAAGATGAGCTTCTTTTGGGTCAGTCTTACTTCGAAGGGTTTACTGATAAAAGAGCGGCCGCGAAATACTCAAGCACATTGTATCGTTCTAAGGGAACGAAGTATTCTATCGAACAGTTCTTCAGAACATTCTTTGGTGTGGACCCCGAAGTTGTTTATACCAAAGAACAGATTTTTAACATTGGTGACTCTGGTTCACAGATTGGTTTTGACGCACAAAGATTTCTGACAGATGATAAACTGTATCAGAAGTTTGCGATTCAGATTAAAAGTCCTCTAGACTTTAATACTTGGAGAGAACCTTACAAACTCTTCACACACCCTGCGGGTATGTTCATTGGTTCAGAAGTGTTGTTGACATCCGCTGTTGAAGATGCACTGACAACTCCAGTAGTTACGATTGCTGACCCACCACCAATCGTTGTTTCTTCTAATACAACATTTGGTGACACTGCGATTAGTGATATTACTGGTTTGGTTGATGACCTTGGTGTTGATAGTTCTGGTATCCTAAGTAGAATTAACCTAGATATCACACTAAGTGACTTTACTTTAGCTGAGATTCAAGAGGTAAACAATCAATATGGTGACATTCGTGAAGCACAGATTTCATCATCACCAACACTTGATGATACAAGTATCGACTTCTCAAACAACTTTGCGTTTGAGACGTTTGACCAAGAGAGACATGTCTTCTATAGTTCGGATTCCGACCAATATTTGTTAAACTTGGGTCATCTTAGTTAAAAAGTCTTATAAATAGAATAAATGTTTTAGGAATGAAAAATGGCAAAACAGACGATTAATAGAGGAACAGTCGCCAACGATGGGACGGGTGATACTCTACGCACTGCAGCGCAGAAGATTAATGAAAACTTCACCGAACTGTATAACAGAACAGGCGCGGATTCTGCACAGGTTTCTTTTGACTCAGACGCACTAGTATTTGAAGGTGCGACTGCGGATGACTTTGAGTTCAGAATCAAACTCGACTCTGACCCAACATCTGACATCACAATGTTCCTCCCAGTTGCAGCTGCATCTGGCAATGACTTTGTTTTCACTGCGGGCGAACAAGAACTGTCTAATAAGACCCTGGCATCACCGATTCTAAAATCACCAGAAATCAATTCGACTGGTAACACATACCAAATTACTTTGGGTGGTGCGACACAGACCGCTGACCGTAATGTCAACTTCCCTGCAAACATTGACGCAACAGATACATTCATCCTTGCAGACCAAACACAAACTCTGACTGATAAGACGCTTACCCAACCAATGTTGACCGACCCAAAAATCGGTGGTATAGATGGTGGTGGTCATATCCAAGATAGTAACGGCAACAAAGTTCTGGGTCTGTTGAATAACGCAAATGCGGTTAACCATGTGAGAATCACAAACAATGCAAGTGGTTCTGCCCCAGAGATTGCAACAATGTCTCATGGTTTGACTGATTCTGATGTTAACCTGAGTCTTGCAACACGAGGTAATGGTGTTGTTCATGTTGACGCTGGGTTTGCATTCGAAGAGGAAACAATTACTGGTTCTGATTCTGCATCACTTGGTAAAACTCTTACAGTTTTCAATTCTGGTTCTGCAATCACTCCAACTCTTTCGGACGGCACTATTGTCGGTCAACTTAAATATTTTGTAAACAAAAATGTCGGTGCAGCAACAATCACTCCTGACAACTTTGGGCCTGGTGCAAGTATCGAAATTACTAATAACGAAACCGCGACATTGATTTGGGATGGCGCAAACTGGCAAGTTCAAGCGACCTACGGTGGAACGGTGGCATAATAGGTAAATAAAATGGCAACTATTACTAACAATATTAAGAAACAGGTTATCGATTCACTTCTGAATGACTTCAACCAAGACTCCAATAATTACTTTATTGGCATTGGTCGTTCAGAAGACTGGAATGATTCAGACACGACAAGAACCGTGACCAATTCTCTGTGGGAACAAAGAGGTTTCGTGAACGGACTACAATCAGTCAAGAAAGTTGCGGATACAACCTTTGTTGTTCCTCGTAATAACTGGTCATCAGGTGCTATCTATTCTGCCTATGATGATAAACAAGTCGGATATCCTACACAACCATACTACGTCATGAATGACCAGAATGGTGTTTATATGGTTATCCAACAATCAAAAGACACAGCGGGTAACGCACAGACATCTACAGTGCAACCAACAGGTAACACGACAGGCACACCGTTTACAACTGCCGATGGTTACGTTTGGAAGTTCTTGTATTCTATCAGTGCTGTTGACGCTAACAAATATATTGCTGCTAACTTTATTCCTATCAAACTCGCAACTTCGGCTGACTCTGATGCTGCTGGCGTAGAACAGAAGGCTGTTCAGGACGCTGCGATTCAAGGTCAAATCGTAGGTTATGCGATTGACTCAGGTGGCGCAGGTTATTCCTCTGCTCCAACACTGACGATTGTCGGTGACGGAACGGAAGCGAAAGCAGTCGCAACCATTTCGGGTAGTGCAGTTGTAAAAGTAGAAGTAAAAGACTCCTCTGGTCTCGCATTTGGTTCTGGTTACAATAATGCAACCGTGACGCCAAGTGGTGGTTCTCCGACCAAACCAGCATTGATTCGTCCAATCTTTGGCCCAGATAGTGGTGGTCTTGGCGCTGATGCAAGAGATGACCTCCGTGCAAATGGTATCATGTTTACAGTGAAACCAGATGGAACGGAAACTGGTGACTTTATTGTGGGTAACGACTTCCGTCAGGTTGCTCTGTTGAAGAACATCAAAGACAGTTCAGGTGACTCAGACTTCACTGCGGGCACAGGTATCGCACTGAAAAAACTGAAGTTCTCATCTGTTACCACTGCATTCTCTGTTGACGCGACTATCGAAGGTGCAACATCAGGTGTCAAAGCTTTGATTGATAAAGTGGACTCAAGTAACGTTTTCTATCACCAGACTGACGCAACAGGTTTCGGTAACTTCGACTCAGGTGAGACGGTTAACGAAGTGGGTGCATCAGGTTCAGGAACACTAGATGCTGCATTTGCACCATTCGTAAAACCTGAAGTGACAGTTAAACCTAATGATGCACTATATATTGATAACCGTGCTGCGGTGACTCGTGCGAGTGACCAAAAAGAAGATATTAAAATCGTAATCCAAATCTAAGGTCTGATTCATGCCTAATACATTTACAGAATCCGTTTTTAAGACAACCTATAAGGATGACTTTGTAGATAGTGATAACTATCATCGCATCCTCTTCAACTCAGGTCGCGCATTGCAGGCTCGTGAGTTGACACAGATGCAAACAATCATTCAAGAAGAGATTGCACGATTTGGTCGCAATATCTTCAAAGATGGTGCTTCTGTAAATCCAGGCGGCCCATCAATCAATAACGATTATGAGTTTCTGAAACTGAACACTGCGGTTAACTCACTCCCAGCAGATACATCTACGATTGTCGGAACAGAGTTTACTGGTCAGACATCAGGTGTGAAAGCTCGTGTTCTGGAAGTTGTTACAGCCAGTGGTTCTGACCCTGCAACAATCTATGTTCAGTATACCAACACGTCATCAGGAACGCCAGGCAGTAACCCAATCCGTATGGATGCGGGTGAAGACCTTTCAAACGGTTCTGTTACACTGACGGTTCAGTCAACCGATACCGCATCAAACCCTGCAACGGGTCGCGGTAGTAGAATCTCAAGTGGTCAAGGCGACTTCTTTGTTCGTGGTCACTTTGTATTTGTGAAAGAGCAAAGTCTGATTCTTTCCAAGTATACCAGAAAACCAACGAAAGTCATTGGTTTCAAGGTTACCGAAGACATCGTAACAGTATCCGATACTAACGATTTGTATGACAACCAAGGTGCAACACCTAACTTGTCATCTCCAGGCGCAGACCGTTATCGCATTACTCTCACTCTTACAACACAAGACCAGATTGACTCTGACGAGAACTTTGTCTATTACTGTGATGTTGTTGACGGTGATATTGTTGATGAGGTATCAGGCACAGAAGATTATAACAAGATTACCGAAGTTCTTGCAGAAAGAACTCGTGAAGAGTCGGGTAACTATATCGTAAGTCCTTTCACTGTAGACTTCACTGACTCAGGGACAAATCTGATTGCATCCGTATCTGATGGTATCGCATATATCAATGGTTATCGTGGTGCATCTGAAACTCCTACAAAACTGACAATCGCAAAACCAAGAACGACAGAAACAGTAGAAAACGAAGTTGCTGGTATTACCTATGGTTCTTACTTCCTCGCGGATAGTGCAAGTAAAATGGGTGGTTTCAACATTAATGACCAAGAAGAGATTGACTTGAAAGACGGCGCGTCTTTTGGTGGCAGCACAATCGGGACTGCAAGAGTTCGTTATATTGAAGAAGATGGTTCACAGTATCGCATCTATATCTACGACATCAACATGAACAGTGGCAAGTCACTGCGTAATGTCAAGTCTCTTGGTAACAGTGCGACAGACCATGTTAACACTTCTCTTGAAAATGGCAAGGCTGTTCTCAAAGAGGGTGATAAGAATGCTCTCATCTATGCATTGCCAAGACCAAGACCTTCTAACATTACAGACGTAGACTTTGAAGTTCAAAGACAGTTTACAGGCACGACAAACGCAGCTGGTGATATTACAATCTCTGTTACTGCAACAGGTGAGACATTGGTTAACACAGGTCAGTGGATTGTCACGGTTGACTCTGATGGTGCAGTAAACAATACAGGTAGTTTCTCTGGTCAAGGCACACAGTCTGTCACACTGAGTGGTATGGAAGATGCGGGTAGTAGTGCTGTAACAATCTATGCAAAGGTTAACAAAGCATCACCTTCACGCCGAGTTAAAACTCTTACTACGACAAATGACACATTTGGTGTTGAGTCGGATGGTAGTGGTGTCAAGTTTATTGACCTTCATGCAACAGACATTTATGAGGTCACCACTATCGCACAAGATAGTGCAGATGGTCAAGACCTTTCTTATCTGTTCACAGTAGACAATGGTCAACGTCCAGGCTACTATGCAAATGGTCGTTTGGTCTTGGAGACAGGTGCAACTGCTCCGACTGGTAGTGTCTATGTTGGATGGAAACACTTCCAACACGGCGCGGGTGATTTCTTCGATGTCACATCATACACTGGTCAGGTCGATTACAACAAAATCCCTGCATTCTCAACTGGCCCACGCACATCAGTAAATCTGCGTGATGTCATCGACTTCCGTTCTTCGGTTGACTCTGATGGTGCATTTACGGGTGGAGATGCTGCGGTCAACGAACTGCCAACCAATGGCGACATCTTCCAAGGTGATGTAACTTACTATCTCCCTCGCCGTGATAGGATTGTTATCACAACAGACGGAACTGTAAAGAACATCACAGGTGAAGCTGGTTTTGATGCTCAGTTCCCAGAAACACCAGAAAATACTTTGGGTCTGTTCCTCTTGGAACACAACGCATATGGTCTGAATGACTCTGATGTTACCCTGACACCGCTTGAAGCAAAACGTTTCACTATGTCAGATATCAACAATCTGGAAAAACGTATTAACAAACTCGAAGAAGTTACCTCGTTGTCACTTCTTGAGGTTGATACATCCGCTCTATTGGTTCTTGACTCATCAGGTAACCCACGCAGTAAATCAGGGTTCTTTGTAGACAACTTTGCGAGTAGAGCATTTACCGATGAACAGAATGAAGAAAACCGTTCTGCGATTGACCCATCAAGAGGTATTCTGACAGTTCAATCAGAAGATAATAATATCAACCTCGTATATGATTCAGACAAATCATCTAACACCATATTGAAGGGTGACAATGTTTATCTGAGTTATACTGAAAGCGAAGCAATCACACAGACTAAAGTTTCTGGTTTTGAAAACGTAAACCCATTTGCGGTTATTACGGGTGAAGGTAGTATCAAACTGTCTCCTGCATCTGATGAATGGATTCAGACAAAGTATAAACCAGCGAATGTAATCAACAAAACTGCCGAAGAAGACCTTGGTGTTATCAATGAAGGTAGACTACGCAGAGGAACTGCGAGAGACCGTGGATGGACTTGGCTTGGTCTGAACTGGGTGCCTCTTGGTGGATTTGGTCTAATCAATCTGAATCTGTTTGGTGGTTGGTCAGGCACAACTACTTGGAATAATAATGGTATTCGTCAAACAGATGTATCGACTAGTCGTAGAACCACAACCAGAACATTTGAACAGAGAATCGTTGTTGGTGAAAGAACTACTCGTAAAGTAACAGGCGATAGAACAATCTCATTGACTTTCCTCCCATTCATGCGTTCTCGTAAGATTATGTTCAAAGCAGAAGGTCTGCGTCCAAACACTCGTTACTTCCCATTCTTTGATGGTAAAGATGTGAGTGATTATTGTCGTGAAGAGACTTTCGAAAGATATGCTGGTTACTCTTCAACTGTGCGTTATGGTAACAGATATCGTAACTCTGCAGCACACCCACAAGGTTCAACCAATCTTGAATCTGACAATGATGGTGTAATCGAGGGTTCATTCTTCCTGCCATCAAGAACGAGTTTCAGATTCCGTGGTGGCACAAGAGAGTTCAAACTTCTCGATATCAGTGTGGATAATGACTCTAACGCATTGTCAAGAGCTTCTGCAAACTATGTATCACAGGGAACTCTGGATACGAGACAGCAGACGATTACGTCAACTCGTATCACTCAGGTTCGTAGACGCCGTTGGACAGAGGTTACCAGACGTGACCCACTCGCACAGACTTTCCGTGTGACCAAACCATCTGGTATGTTTGTCACGAAGGTTGATGTCTTCTTCAAGAAAAAAGACTCTACGATTCCTGTTGAAATGCAAATCCGTCCAGTTGTAAATGGTGTTCCATCTGCGACTGACATCATCTCAAATGCAATCAAGTTTCTGACACCATCAGAAGTCAGTCTGCCTGCATCACAAACACAGGCTGCGGTGACTGCTGCACCTACCACATTTGAGTTTGACGAACCAGTGTTCCTCAATCCAAATACTGAATATGCAATCGTTCTGTTGGCAGAATCAACAGACTATGAAGCATATGTTGCAGAGACATACGCATTTGAACTGGGTTCAACAGAGAAACGTATCAACCGTCAACCTTCACTGGGTTCACTGTTCAAATCACAGAACGGTTCAACATGGACTCCAGACCAAACCAAAGACCTTGCATTCAAAATCTATCAAGCAGATTTCGATACTGCGGGTGGTTTTGCGGTCTTTGAGAATGCTGATGTTCCTGACGAAACTCTCGTGGATAATCCATTCTTTACAGATAGTGGTGACGCAACTGTTACCATGTTGTTCCCGAACCACGGTTACAGTGTAAATGACACGATTGAGATTGCTGGTCTTGATTCAGGAACAACATATAATGGTATCGATGGTGCAAGTATTGTTGGTTCAAGAACGATTACTAAAGTTGATGGTTTTGGACTTCAGTTTGAAGCTGACAGTTCATCCACATCGGCTGGTAGATTTGGTGGTGACGAGATTGTTGTAGACCAACAACTCAACTTCGATGTCGCCATTCCGAACTTCACAACTATCTTACCTGATGACACGACTATCTCATATGGTGTGAAATACATGACAGGTAGTTCACTTGCGGGTTCAGAAACTCGTTATCAGAAAGACGCTAGTTACTCTGCGGATGTGGTCATCTCAGATGAGAACAGATTCAACAATCCTAAGTTGATTGCGAAGGCTGCAAACGAAACATCAGAACTGGGTGCGGGTGAACGTTCAGTCACATTCAAGGTAGACTTGGGAACGACTCGTTCTGATGTGTCACCATTGATTGACTGTCAGAGAACATCACTGACAACAGTCTCTAATCTGATTGATAATCAGGCTGCGGCTGCTGCAACTGGATTCAACGTTCCACTTTCATATGCCGCAGAGACCAATGCGTTTGGTGGTTCTGCATTGTCGAAACACCACACCTCAGTCCAGAATCTTGAAGAAGATGCAGTTGGTCTGAAGGTTCTCCTTGCAGCGATTAGACCAAGTGGTTCTAATATCGACCTGTATTACAGAACTGCAAATGATGGTGAAAACATCTTTGATGTTGACTGGACACTTCAGGCATCAGAAACAACGGTTGCTCCAGATGAGAACAACTTCCGTGAGTATCGTTACCTGATTGGTGGAATCGGTGGTGATGTAACGTCATTCACCCAATATCAACTGAAACTTGTGTTTAGAACGAATAATCAGTCTAAACCACCTATTGTCAAAGACTTGAGAGGCATCGCACTGGCAGTATAATGAAGAAAGAATATATTATGGTTGAGGGTAACTCCAGTCTCGCAAGAGACCCTGAGACTGGGGGTATCGTTAATATAAATAAAGAAGAGATTGCGATTGCTCGTGAGGCAAAGAAAAAGAGAAAACAAAAGGATGCGGAGTTCCAAGAATTAAAGAATGAAGTCGGTGAACTAAAAGAACTCCTTAACAAATTGGTAGAGAAACTATAATGGCTACAAATAAACCAACACAGACTTTAGTCACAGATACCTTTAATCAAATGGTAACTGATGTAAACACCATTTCTCTTGACCTTGGTGCAACTGGTAGGTTGAACACTAACGAGGACTCTGACGCAATTGCTGCAATCAATGAGTTGGAAGTTGCGATTCGCGGAACTTCAAATAACTTGGTAGAGAGCGACTTAACTACGGCGGGTCTGACTGCAACTGACCTGACCGCTGCTGTTGTTGAACTTGATTCTGATATTGGTGCGCGGCCGCATACCACATTGACAACGACAGCAAAAACACTTACAGGTGCAATCAATGAACTGGACAGTGACATTGGCGCACGTCCACATACCACACTGAATACTACTGCAAAGACTTTGACGGGTGCAATCAACGAATTGTTTGCAGACATTGCAATCGATTCCGATGGTAATAATAATCATTTGGTTGCAGACAATATCTTCGGTTCATTCGAGAAACTTGATAGTGCGTTGGGTAGTCTGGTATTCGATGCAGACATTGATGATAAAACAGACATCACAACTGCAATCAATTCTCTTTCTGTTGACCTCGCATCACTTGATTCCAGTTCAAGTCTAAATACTAACACAATCGGTAGTCTAAGATTGCTCGATTCTGATGGGTTTACTGGTGATGAAAGACTTAAAGTAGTTAACGCACTTAACGCACTAAGGGCAGATATACCGAAAATCTTTGATGAAACTGGCACACAACTAAATTAAGGATAGTGAAAAATGGGCGTTAGCGTTCCACTTAAACTAAAAGATAGTGCTGGACTTCAATCCTTTGATAGTGACGATTACGATTTTCTAGCATACCGAGCGGGTCTACTCCTCAGACAATCTGACAGTTCTGATAAAGCTGGTTTCACCAGATACAATCCTGCATACCAAAACACAATTTCGGTAGGTAGTTTTACCAACACCGAATTTGATTCTGATGTTGGTATTGGTGGTGATACTGCACTGTTATCTACAACATCAACTATTAGTAGTATTTTCAGAAATGTTGGAACAGATAGTGTCGGAACTCTAGAGACCTATGATGACTCTAACTATGTGAACCTTTTCTATCAAACGGATAGTGCATTAGATAGTGGTTCACAACTACAACTGAAAGCTTTTGTTGATTCAGATTGGAATGTCCTCACCGATGAAATCCTGAGTCGTGTTTACAAATATGATTATGCTGGTTCAATTAGACTAGCATCTAATGTAACAGACTTTGATTCTGCAAATGGTGGTTGGTCAACTATTCTATCAAATGTGTTTACAGATACAAGGACTTCTGATTCCGCTGGTAACAGAGATAGTGATGACGTTGTATATAATCTGTTTCAGAAAGTAGACATGACTGGTATCGGTGTTCCGTCCGATAGTTCCAGACCTTTCACATTCAAACGTAGAATTGATAGTGCAGAGATTAATATCGCTGGTGCGTTTAAGGATATCGGTAGAGATAGTGATTTACCCCATTCAAAGGGTAAATATTATCCATCATCTACAGGAGTTCTTAGTTTTACTGGTTTGAATCGCGTATCAATGTCTTGGGCAGATTTGAATGATGATGATTATTTCGATAGTTCCTCACAACTAGTTCTCTCTCTTGATAAAGAGTGGAGTGATAAAATTTATGGTGTTTGGCAACGAGCTAATGGCCCTGCTGGTCGAGGGCCGAAAGACTTTCTCTTAAAAAACTTTCAAAAAACACAATTTTCAACAGTTGGTAAAGTTTACCCGAGTGACGCTGGCAAATACGAAAACAAACAGCATCATAACCCTAGCACATATTTCGTCTATAAAGATAGTGCAGGAGACACACTTCCAAACAGACTTGGTTCAAGACCGCAAGTTTGGTTGGGTGTAAAAGGTCGAGTCAATTTGATTGACTCTGATAGGTTTGGTAGTGTTGCTGCAACTTTTGCTGCTACTGATGCAACAATGCAGAAACATGTTGAGAGTGATGGTAAGTGGTCATTCCATTTTAATTTTGATAGTGATGCTACTTTTCGAAATAGACGAATCGGTGACCATACTAGTAGCGCACCTAATGGTCTTACTTCAGGTATAACCTATATTTATGACTCCGAAGGTGTTATGGATTTTGCACCTAATTCAAATGATGATGAATACGCCGATGTTGCAGTATCTAGGCCTGGTTATAACTTTTGGCAATTCCCAAGTCCGTCTGCTACTAACAAAGCTGCTATTATTCCTGACAGTTCATCGGGCGAACTAATCAGACATATGGAGTTTAATAATTATTTTGGTGAATTGACAACCGCGAATCCTATGACTTCTGGTTTCAAAGGCATCGGATATGACTCCGCAGACGAAATCAATCTCATTTTGAAGAATGACTTCCAAGGTCTGCAACTTGCGGACTCCGATAATCTTGACGAGACACTGGGAACTCGTGTTCGTAACAGACTTACGTCAACAGATACTATTGGTGCTGCAACGGTTCTCTCTGCTGCTGAAGGAACTCCACTTCAGAATGGTTTTACGGGAACGTGGATTTCTAAAGGAACTGCAACTGACACAAGAAAGGCACTTGTAGATACAAACTATACAAGAACTCGTGTGTCAACATATGCAAGATTGAGAACATCTTCATACGCCACAGAGTTTTCTGATACATATCAAATAATCAGAACAAGTCAATATTCTGATGGTTATATTGGTAACTATTCTCGTGATTTCACTAGAGGCAGAGAATCTAACTTTACTAGAAATTCTACTAGAACAAGACTAAATAGTATCACGATTGTAAGCACCAGAACAAGCACTGGCAATTATATCGGCGGTGGTAAAGCCGATGTTAACTATATTGGTAACTATACAGGTGACTTCTTCAGAACATTTGCTGGTAACTATTTAGGTGACTACACTGGTGACTTCACTGGTAACTTTGAGGGTAACTACTCCAGAGATTTCTTGAGAACTCGTCCTGCGTTCTTCAGTAGGGACTTTGAGGGTAACTACACAGGTAATTACTCAAGGAACTTTCAAGGTAACTACACAGGTAACTTCACTGGTAACTATTTAGGGCCCTTGCTCCGCACCACACCTACGACAAGAACTCAACACGGCGTTAATCTTGCACAATATGAGTCATTCTCACCTGGCAATGGTAACTTTTCTGGTTGGGATTTAGTAGCAGCATTTACAAATGTTCCTGATGGCCAATTTATTACGACAGGGACAGTTAGAGGTAATGCCTACCAAGACCGTGGGTCAGGCACATGGAGTGGGACACTGTATCTACGAGCAAGAATGCCTAACGGGACGGTTCTGCAAGAAAAAACTGTCGCTGTTAATAACGTTACTCAGTCATTCTTGAGAGCTCCTGGCGCTTTGAAGACCATCGGTGCGTTTGGTTTTACAAACCCTTCTGGTAATAACACGATTATTTGGGAAGCTGGTTGTCAAACTAACCACGGACACAGTTCTTGTATTGAAGTATTTAATATGACAGCTGCTGACGGTTTTGAATACACCAGAACCTCTACCAGAACATCCCTAAGAAGTAGAGCGTCAACTTTCTCTGCTGATTATGCAAGAACTAGAACCTCTACATATCAAGCGGGCGAAAACTTCTCCCGTGATTTCCAAGGGGACTATACTGGTAACTATATCGGTAACTTTACCCGTGAATTTATTGGTAACTACTCTCGCAACTTTATTGGTGACTTTACTGGTGATGCAATCGGCACGGGTAGTGAAACAATTGAGACTTATACACTCTATGTAAAAGTTGGATAAATACTGTCATGGGAACGACTATACTTAGACTCGACAGTGCAAATGCAATCAACGGCGACCTTCATCAGATGGACTCCGCCGATGAGGAGTGGATTGCATATCAAGCTGGTCTTCGTATTGCAGATTATCTGAGTGGCGACTTTCTAGGCGCTGACCTCACATCTGCACCATATGCACTTGGCACAGGCGGCAGTGGTAATAATATCGGGACATATACTGATACTATAGAAACCGCAGCTGACAGTGCAGACCCATCATCAATCACTACCACAAATACCATAACTTATCAAAGAAGTGGTGTAGTAAGTCTATCAGCAGACCGAAGATATCCTGTTGAGTTTGTATCAGGAACACCCAATCAACTGACTGAAATGGACTCGTCAGAGGTCACCACAATTGCGGGTAGACTGAAAGAATATCTATTTGACTCTGATAATCATTGGGCTGGTATTATCAAACTTGGTAGTTCTGCTCCAAGTGCAGAATATACTTTGATGGATAGTGCCTTTGGAGACAACATTGGTAATCCTGCAACCACAACAGCATATA